CTATGTGACTTCTAAAGAGTTGGCTAAGCAAATCACTGATGGGTACGGTGATGAAACGGTTGCGAGTATTAGAGATACAACTGTCAAGTATGAAGACGTTGTGACTGATATGATTCACCGGGCTGCCGGTTCATCTTGGATTTCCTACCTTTATCGACATGGTGAAGACTATCTATTTGAGGACATTGATGAGATTTATGATTCATCAGTTTACTCAATGGAAGAGTACAACAAGAAACATGCATAAGAGAGGAGGAAACTCAAAATGGAATTTTACCACCACGGCATCAAAGGCCAGCGATGGGGCGTTCGTCGTTACCAGAATGCCGATGGATCCCTGACTGCCGCGGGCCAGAAACGCTATGATCGGGACGTTCGAGAAAACAACGCCAAGAAGAAGGATAACCGGGCTATTATAGACGGTCCTGATCCGAAGCGCTGGGTTACCGAAGACCTAGACCGTTCCAAGCAAGTTGTAGACGCTCACGCTGATTTAGTAAAGGAGCTGAAGAAGCTAGAACAAGCATCGACGCCTAAGTCTACTCCAAAGAAACTTGATTTGTCCAAGATGAGCGATAAAGAACTTCGGGACCAAATCAATCGTGCGCTTTTGGAGCAGCAATACAACAAATTATTTGCAGATACCTCCACAGCGCAAGTCTCAAAAGGCCGCATGATTTTGCAGGACACTCTCGATGTCGCCGGGAGTGTTTTGGCAATCACTGGTTCGGCTCTCAGCATTGCGTTGGCCATCAAGAAATTAAACGATTAAGGGGTGATCTTATGGAACTGGCCCATCATGGTATCCTGAACCAAAAATGGGGCGTGCGACATGGGCCCCCTTATCCGTTGGGTGGAGGCGACTATAGCCCCGCCCAGAGAAAAGCCATCAAGAACAAACGAAAGGCCGGAAACAGTATCTATAATAAACGGCATTTCGATGAGGTTCTGAAGGCCGATAAAACGACTCTGAGTACATTGTCCTATGACCGTGACCGCACTAAAGGTACTGATATGTTCTATGCGACTCACAATGTCTTGGACAAGCATCAGTACAATGCGTTGTTTAACCGGCCTATTCCACAGACCATCTATGATGAAAAAGAAAACCCGATTGGTACGGGAAACTTCATGAAGTACCGTATCGACAACTCGCTGAAACGTGACATCAAGGTCGCCAGCGAAGATTCTGGCGCTGAGGTGTTCCGGGATCTTTTCAAGAAGGATCGGGACTTCTACAACTTCGTCATGGATGAAGACCGTATGCAGAGTTACTTCGTAAGTGACAAGTACAAGTTCAAGGGCTACCGAGAAGTCCGGCAGGTCTTGGAAAAGATGCGGCAAGACGACTATACGCCTACTGGAGATGAGCTTCAGGTTGTATACCGGATGTTCAATTACGTCATTCCCTATGATGGTGCCGGTGATGCCCGCAAGGGGAAAGACGTGACTACTCAGCGAACCAAGTTCTTCAACGCTTGCAAAGAAGCAGGATATGGAGCAGTTCTCGACACAAACGATGCCATCTATGGCGGCTTCAAGGCCAAGTCTCCTGTCATCGTGTTTGACATGGAGCAGGTCGTACCCAAGGATGTTTACCGTACTAAGATGATAGATCAGAAATTCTCTGACCTTGTGCTTGTCGGCAGGAAATTGCTTGGACAGTAAGGGGTGAGCAGATGCTATCGAACACTGCCGTCCCAAAATATTACGGCGCCTTTCGTGACGCAGTAATTCGAGGCGAAATCCCAGTATGCAGAGAAATCGACTTGGAAATGCACAGGATTGACGATTTGATTGCCGATCCGATGTATTACTATGACGATAGAGTTGTTGATGGTTGGGTCGAGTTCTGTGAAAATGAATTGACATTGACCGACGGCTCCGATTTGCATTTGCTGGATAGCTTCAAGCTCTGGGGCGAGCAGGTGTTTGGTTGGTACTACTTTGAGACACGTTCAGTTTATGTTCCCAATCGAGATGGGCATGGCGGACGATACGTCAATAAGAAGATCAAGAAACGGTTAGTGAACAAGCAGTATCTGATTGTTGGACGAGGTGCAGCGAAGTCGCTGTATGACTCCTGCATTCAGGCATACTCTCTGGTCGTTGACGGATCTACCACACATCAAATCACTACGGCCCCAACTATGAAGCAGGCGGAGGAGATCATCAATCCGATCAAAACTGCCATCACAAGAGCTCGCGGCCCTGTATTACAGTTCTTGACAGAGGGTTCTATCCAGAACACGACCGGCAATCTCATGAATCGAGTTAAGCTGGCCTCGACGAAGAAGGGTATCGAGAACTTTATTTCCGGCTCCCTGATCGAAGTTCGTCCGATGTCGGTGGACAAGCTTCAGGGATTACGCTGCAAGGTTGCTACGGTTGACGAGTGGCTTTCTTCTGCGGATGCTCGTGAAGACGTCATTGGAGCCATCGAACAAGGCGCATCCAAGTTAGATGACTACCTGATCGTGGCCACAAGCTCTGAAGGCACAGTCCGAAATGGAGCAGGTGACACAATCAAAATGGAGTTAATGAACATCCTACAGGGTGTTGGCCGGCCAATGCCCCAGGTGTCAATCTGGTGGTATAAGCTGGATTCCGTTGAAGAGGTTGCTTATCCCGATATGTGGCTGAAAGCCAATCCTAACATCGGGAAGACCGTGACTTATGAAACCTACCAAAAAGATGTAGATAGAGCTGAAACTGCCCCATCCACGAGAAACGATATGTTGGCAAAAAGGTTTGGTCTTCCAATGGAAGGCTACACCTACTATTTCACCTATGAGGAAACTCTTCCTCATCGCCGGCAAAAGTTCTGGCAGTTACCGTGTGCTCTTGGATGTGACCTTTCACAGGGCGACGACTTCTGCTCGTTTACATTCTTATTTCCTCTCCGTGGTGGAGCATTCGGCGTGAAAACCAGAAACTACATCACTTCACTTACTCTCAACAAACTCCCTGCTGCTATGCGTCTCAAGTATGAGGATTTCATAGCGGAAGGGAGTCTTATTGTTATGGAGGGAACGGTTCTTGACTTGATGCAGGTCTACGAAGATTTGGACGACCACATCATCAACTGTGGTTACGATGTCCGCTGTCTCGGCTATGACCCTTACAATGCGAAGGAGTTTGTAGAACGCTGGTCTTCTGAGAATGGACCGTATGGAATCGAGAAGGTTATTCAGGGCGCAAAGACCGAGTCCGTTCCTTTGGGCGAGCTGAAGAAACTTTCTGAGGAGCGTATGCTCATTTTTGATGAAGACCTGATGACTTTCGCCATGGGTAACTGCATTACGATTGAGGATACTAACGGGAACCGTAAGCTGATGAAAAAGCGATCTGAGCAAAAGATAGACGCTGTGGCTGCCATGATGGATGCCTACATTGCTTATCGGCACAATCCTGAAGCATTTGAATAGGAAGGAGGGATCGTTTTGGATCATTGTAGTAAACCTGCGTCGCAAGTGTATTTAGCCCATCACGGCATTAAAGGCCAGCGATGGGGCGTGCGACGTTACCAGAATCCGGATGGAACTTTGACCGAAAAGGGAAAAGCTCGTTTGGAAAAGAAG